ATGCCCACTGCATGGTCTTACAGTAGCTTAAGTACATTCAAGCAATGCCCTAAAAAATATTATCATCTGAAAGTAGCTAAGGATGTTAAGGATAAGGGCAGCGTAGCAATGAGCTACGGCAATGAACTTCACAAAGCTGCGGAGCTGCACATAAAAAATGGAGAGGAGATACCTAAGAAATTTGATTTCATAACTAAAATGTTAACCTCTCTTAAAAATATACGAGGGGAGAAGCATTGCGAAATTAAGTACGGCCTTACTTATGATGGCACAAACTTAGGGCCTTGCGGCTTCTTCGCTAAAGATGTTTGGTGGCGGGGCATAGCTGACCTTGTTATTGTAGATGGGGATAAGGCATTTTTAATTGACTACAAGACAGGTAAGAATGCAAAGTACGCGGATACTGCCCAGCTCGATGCCCTAGCCGCTGCTACTTTCATCCACTTCCCTGAAGTAAACACAGTTAAGTCAGCACTACTTTATGTAGTAAGTAATGAGTTCATCCGTAAGAAACACAAACGAGAGTTGCTTAACTCTTATTTTGCTGGGTTCCACCCCGACCTTGAACGCCTTAGAGTCGCTGAAGAATCTGGAGTATGGAATGCGGTATCCACCCCACTATGCGGTTGGTGTCCGGTAACTAAATGTGAACACTATAAGGAAAGATAATGCCTACTAAGAAGCCAAGAAATTACAGGAAAGAGTATGACACGTACCAAGGCACTACCGAACAAAAGAAGAACCGCGCCAAACGAAATTCTGCTAGAGCTACAATGGTAGCTGGAGGTAAAGTAGCTAAGGGGGATGGTATGCACGTAAACCACAAGACCCCACTCTCGCAAGGTGGGGGTAACGCCCGCAGCAATCTGTCAGTTAAGACGGAGGCAAACAACTCATCTTTCCCGCGGACCAGTACCGGAGCTATGAAGAAAAAGAAGAAGGGTAGTAAGACGGTATGAGAATAGTTAAAGACAGGGCTATAGTCTTAAGTACCACTCAACCGCATCTCATTACGGAGAAGGTAAAGAAGCATAAGATTATTTCCGAGGTAGACGGGGTTTATACCTTGGCGTTGCCTTGGAATATGCAAGAGGCACAGGTGCTTACTACTCTAAACCTTGAGGCCCCATCCCCCATAACACGGGACTATACGTGGACAGGACGCTACACTCCTTTTGACCACCAGAAAGAAACTTCAGCTTTCCTTACGCTACACAAGAAAGCCTTTTGCTTTAACGAGCAAGGCACAGGTAAGACAGCTTCCGTCATATGGGCGGCAGATTACTTAATGAAACTAGGCCAGATAAAAAGAGTGTTAGTTATTTGCCCCTTGTCCATTATGAAATCAGCTTGGCAAGAGGACCTTTTTAAGTTTGCTATGCACCGCAGTTGTTCGGTGGCGCATGGAGCTGCACCCCAACGCAGGAAGATAATTGCTGCGGGTTCCGAGTTCGTCATCATAAACTTTGACGGGGTTGCAGTTGTTAAAGAAGAAATAATTAAAGGCGGGTTCGACATGATTGTTGTGGACGAAGCCAGTGCTTATAAAAATGCTCAGACTGATCGGTGGAAGATACTCAGGGACTTGTGCGCGGGTATACCTTGGCTTTGGATGCTTACCGGTACGCCAGCGGCGCAGTCTCCAGTTGATGCGTTCGGTCTGGCTAGGTTAGTTAGCCCTGATAAAGTACCGCGATACTTCGGGCAGTTTAGAGACAAGGTTCTGTACAGAGTTACACAGTTTAAGTGGTCCCCTAAACCTGAAGCCGACACAGTAGTACACAACGCACTACAACCTGCTATCCGTTTTGAGAAAGACCAGTGCTTAGACCTACCTCCAGTTACTTCAGTAGAAAGGTACGCGGCGCTTACACCACAACAATTAAAGTACTACACGCTACTCAAGAAGCAAATGACAATGGAAGCAGGTGGGGAGCAAGTTACTTCAGTAAACGCAGCCACTAATATAAACAAGCTACTTCAAATATCAGGAGGTGCGGTCTACACGGACACTAAAGAAGTCATCGAGTTTGATGTAAGCAATAGGCTTCAAGTTGTGCTGGAAGTAATAAAGGAATCTTCGCACAAGGTATTAGTATTTGTGCCGTTCACTCACACGATAAACTTACTGCAAGAATTTTTAACTAAGAAGAAAGTAACTTGCGATGTTATATCTGGCAAGGTAACAGTGAACCGCCGACACCAGATAATTAAAGACTTCCAAGACAAAGATACTACGCAGGTGCTTATTATCCAACCGCAAGCAGCTTCTCATGGGCTTACCTTAACGGCGGCTAATACAGTTATTTGGTACGCTCCAGTTACTAGCGTAGAGACTTACTTGCAGGCAAACGCTCGCATAGATAGACCGGGGCAGCACAACCCCATGACGATTGTGCATATTACTGGGAGTGAGGTTGAAGGTAGGCTCTACAAGATGCTCAGAGCTAACATTACTAACCACGCTAAAATAATTGATTTGTACAGACAGGAGCTAAGCGGTTGACAATGTAATATTAAGTGTTAAACTTCTTTCCCCCTATTGAGGAGAGCGATATGAAAACAGCAGCCCAGCTTACCAGCGTCTACATTAAGATGCGTGAAGCTATTAAAGTTAAAGAAGATGAGATTAAGGATATAAAAGCACAGCAAGAAGTAATCACAGAAAATCTTTTAGCTCTATGTGAGGAGCAAGGTTTAGATAGTGTAAAGTCAAACACCGGTACGGTGACAAGAAGGGTACAGGCAAACTACTGGACCAGCGATTGGGAGCAAATGCACAAGTTTATAAAAGAGCATGATGCCCTGCACTTACTAGAGAAAAGAGTTTCCAACAGCAGCATGAAAGAATTTCTAGAAGACCATCCTGACTTGTCCCCTGCCGGACTTCAGATAAACAGAAAGTTTGTTATATCAGTACGCAAACCAACTAAAAAATGATTACGTTGCAGTCTCAGGATGGGTTGTTTATACGCCCTGACACTAAAGAAACTCTGCCCTCTGTAGAAGTGGTAATAATAAGTAGCGGGGTATTGTCTAGGAACTACTATAAAGGTGAGCAGAAAGTGTGCTGGTCCAGAGATGGTAAGTTTCCCAGCTCAGCAGTTTCAGAGCCGCAAGCAGCCCGTTGTTCAGACTGCTCGCAAAGTATTAGAAGGGGTGGGTTCAGTAGTGGCGCACCCTGTAAGTTTTTCAGCGTAATTAAGTTAGCGATACCGGAGGCTAATATTGTATGTAGCTTAAGGTTAACTGGTCAGAGTTTATTTTCTAAGAAGGTTAACCAGTACAGCTTACGTAGTTACACGGAGTATTTAACCCAGCACAAAGAAGAAGTAGGACTAGTCTTAACAGAGATTTACTTTAGTGAGACTAACGGATACAACAGCATTTATTTTAAACCAGTTCGACCTTTAGCCGAGGAAGAACTAGCAAAAGTGGAAAGGCTAATTAAAGCTGCATCCCCTTCAACCAATCCTTTTGAACAGGATACCGAGGAACTATTTATGGCTAATCAAACTCACATTATGAAGAACGTAGAAGCCCGATACCCACGACTAGACAAGCCTTACCGGTTTGATAACACCGCGGGTAAGAACGGAAAGAGCGTTCCATGTGATGCACTAGAAGACGGCGCTAAGTATGAGCTGGACTTCTTAATGACACAGGCCCAAGCCAAAGAGCTCTATAGCGTTATGCAAGGGGTTTACACAAATGCCTCTAAGCGCGATAAGTCTTGGCCTGATACGCTAGAGATGCCCTTCAAGAAACAAGAGGATGGAAATTATCTAGGCAAGGCAGTTTTGAAGGCGGCATACAATGGAGAAAGAACTGAATCCCCTCCGCAGTTTGATGCCCAGAACGAGCGCCTTGGTGAAGGATTTATGCTTACTACAGGCAGCACAGTAAGCACAGCCCTAGAGATGATTCCGTATAAGATGGCCTCTACTGGTGTGTCCTTACGCTTACGCGGGGTGCAAGTTATAAAGTACGTACCGTACAAACCTGCCTCACCATTTGAGCAAGAGGAAGGCGGCTTCGTTGCGGACAATCCGAATAGTATGTTTGCAGAACCTAATGAGGTGGATGAGGTAGAAGTAACACCCGTGGCTAAGAAGGTAGTTAGTTCAGATGCCGAACTTGACGCGGACCCGTTTGCAGATTCTCCCCCGCCTAAGAAAGCTGTAAAGGAGCCGGTCAAGCGCACAAAGAAAGTTGTGGAGCCTACGCCTGCTGAAGATGAAGAGGTATCGGAAATCCTAGATATTTGGGGTAGTGAGGAAGACTAATGAGCTACGGGTATACAACACGACTCGTTAGGCTGAACAAGGAAGCCGATAAAACCAATCTCGGGGTGAAGCTAGGCCGCATGTGCATCCGTAAAGAAGTGCCTGTGGTTAAAGTTTCCCTTGAGCTAGGGGTCAGTCGAATGGCTGTTTACAATTGGTTTTCTGGTGCAAGTAGGCCCTCTAGTCGAATGACTAATGCTATAACTATGCTAATAGCGGAGTACCGCCAATTATGAAAGACTTTAACCTCATAGACTACGTAGTACCTTCGGGCGGCTACTACTGTGTGGTTGGTATGGCTGAAGGTGGCCCTTTAGATACTAGGCTTACCCAAGATAGGGCAGAAGTAGATACAATAGTTGAACAGTTTGTACAGCAAAACAAACATGTCTACTTCGCCCTATCTAAGTTTAAAACAAATCAAAATAGAACCTCTGATAATTCCGAAGCTCTCCAATCCGTTTGGGTAGATATAGACTGTGGAGAGTCTAAGGCAAATGAAATAGAAGAGTCTACAGGGTTACCCAAAGGGTATGTTGATAAAGCCACAGCTAGTAAGGCCCTAAAAAAGTTTTGCGATACTGTGGGTTTACCTATCCCTGCAATTATAGACTCGGGTAATGGGCTACATGCCTATTGGGCGTTGACTGAAGAAGTCCCTAGGGACAGATGGTCACCTATCGCTGACCGATTGAAACAGGTCTGTGTCACCCAGAAGTTCTACGCTGACCCCCGTGTGTTTGACGTGTCTCGTATATTGAGAGTACCGGGGAGTTTTAACCAAAAATCCCAACCCGCAAAGGAAGTAAAAGTATTACGCCCAAGCAAAGCGCGAGTAACACCAGATAGCTTACGAGAAATATTGGGGGTCGACTCAGATGCAGTTGAAGCCCCTAAACCTAAGCGCGAGTTGTCTGTCCTTCAAAAGCTACTAGACCAGAACACGGACAATAGTTTTAAAAGGATTCTAGTTAGGAAGGACTCGTGCCTACAGCTACGGGATTGCTTACGTAACAGGACTACTTTGTCCGAGCCCCGATGGTTTAACTCTCTGTCTATAGCAAAGCATTGCGAGGATGGGGATTTAGCTATACATAAACTTTCGGCGGGCCACCCAGACTATAACCACAATGCAGTGGAGAGAAAGATTGTAGGCATTAAAGGACCACATTCTTGCCTAGAGTTCGAGAAAAATAACCAAGGCGGGTGCGATGGCTGCCTCCACAAGGGGAAGGTTACTAGTCCTATAAGTTTAGGTAAGGTTCTTCTACCTACTAAGTCGGTCGCGGTTAACAAGTATCCTCTTGGCTACGCCCTAGGCGAGAAAGGCGGGGTGTACTTTACGGGTAGTGAAGATGTTGAGCTCGTGTACCGCTACGACTTTTATCTAGATCAAGTTATGGTCGACCCAGAAGACGGCGATGTTGGTGTATTCAAGGTGCATACTGCACACAATGGAACACGGGAGTTCACGGTTAAGTTTGATTGCCTAGGGCAAAGAGAACTACAACAGCGGCTGGCTAAGTACGGGATTATTGGACATCGAGTACAACAGAAACTACTTGCGGACTATGTAGTTAATTCAATTTTAGAAATGCAGGATACAAAAAAGGCAAAACTTATGAGAGTACAACTAGGATGGGCCGACAACGACACTAAGTTTATTGTCGGAGAACGAGAGGTAACGGTAGATGGTTGTTACCATTCCCCAGCGTCAAGCATAACCGAGTCATATGCGCCGCACTTTACACCACGGGGCACGTATGAGAAGTGGCAAGAGGTTTTTAATATTTACAACAGGCCCGGGTTAGAGGTACAAGCATTCGCTGCATTGAGTGGCTTCGGGGCTCCGTTACTTAAACTTACTGGGCAGAAAGGAGCATTGATTAACCTTGTGCATAAACATGCAGGTACTGGAAAGACTACAGTGTTACGTATGGCAAACAGTATATGTGGGGACCCCGAGCAGTTACTGGGCACTCCAGACGACACAATGGTAGGCAGGATAAATAAGCTGGGGGTTTTCAACAGTATAGTAAACACTATGGACGAGCTCACTAACATGGAAGACAAGGAGGTAGGTAGATTTGCCTACGCTTGTTCACAGGGTAAGGGTAAAGAGAGAGGGCAAGCGACTGTTAATGCCAACCGTAAGAACCTTACTACTTGGAGAACCATAACGCTAACCACATCCAACACTTCGTTCTACCAAAAGCTACAGGGCCTAAAGGGAGTACCAGATGGGGAGCTGATGCGGATAATCGAGTTTGTTATAGAGTACCAAGACGTTAGCGTTGTAAGTACAGCAGAGGGTAAAGAGATGTTTGACCACCAGTTAAATGCGAATTACGGACACGCCATTGTGCCCTTCATGCAACATGTTATAGCCAATTTAGATGCTGTCAAAGAGCGTATTAAAGGCGTACAAAAAAAGATAGACTCAGAGCTTAACCTTACTCAACGAGAAAGAAACTGGTCCGCTATTATTGCGGCTAACATCACCGCGGGTATGATTGCTACCGAGCTGGGTATTATAAATTTTGATATGAAGCGTATATACCAAAGCACTGCGCCCATACTTACAACTATGCGAGATGATACCATTGCGCCCCTTGATACAAACGCAGGCAACATCGGGGAGTTTATAAACCGTAACTTGATTCACACCCTAGTGGTAGATAGCGGAACCGATAGGCGTGCGGGTAGGGTTAAAGCACCTTTGCTAGAACCCCGAGGCAGTTTATATATTCGGATTGAGCCTGATACAAACAAGATGTACGTGTCAGTAAGTAGGCTACGTGAGGACTTCCTTAAAAACGGGATTGATTATAAGTCTTTTGTTAAGGAGCTAACAGAACAGGGCATGATATTAGAGACTAAGAACTTTCACTTAGGTAAAGGTTTTATGGGGGCTAGTACAGCTACGAGGTGCGTAGTATTTGACACAGCTCACCCAGAGTTTGGTGGTCGATTGGATGCA